ACCTCCACCCCCGCCACCGCCTGTATTTGCGGTTCCTGCGGTATTTACAGCACCACCTCCATAAGAGGCAGAGCCATTTCCTCTGTCGGAGGCACCAGCGCCACCACCAGCATATTGAGTAGATGTTCCAGAGATAGAACAAGAAATTCCAATTCCGCCTACTCCACCGCCACCACTTGAACCGTTGCCACCAACGCCGCCTGCTCCACCACCGCCACCTGCAGAAGCATAACTTGCAAAGTCGGTTGCGGAACTACCACCACGATAACCTTGGTTTGTTGTTCCAGCACCGTAAGGACCTAAATCTCTACCTCCGCCACCGCCTGAACCACCAGTGCCTCCAGTATTTGTATATTGAGAACCATAGCCACCACCAAGTGATGTTACTGTAGAAAATACAGAGTTATTTCCACTAGTTGCTAATGCTCCACCAGCGCCTACTGTTACAGTAAATGATGAAACTACGGTAAGGGCTGACTCTAATGTTCCTCCGCCGCCAGTTGCAGTTACAGTTGAACGAAGTCCACCAGCACCACCAGCACCAGTTCTATCACCAACATAAGAACCTCCACCGCCAGCAATTACAAGATAATCTAAAGTTAAACTTGGAGCAGTTGCTCCAGCAGCAGTCCATACTCCAGCAGCATTCCAAGTGAGCATCTGCCCAAGAGTTGTATCGTAATACATCATTCCTGTAAATGGTGAAGCAGGGCGATTGGCTGTTGTGCCAATGCCAAAACCTGACTTAGATAAATCTCTAGAGCGTGTCATTTATCCTCCAACTTGAGAGCGTGTATAGCGAACAATAATAATTCCCGAGCCACCACTACCACCTGATGATACAAGTGAGTTTGTTCCTCCGCCGCCTCCACCAGTATTTACAGTACCAGAAGTGCTTTGCCCACCACCGCCGCCCAAGCCACCACCGCTTGAATTAACTGCACCACCACCGCCTGCGTAGTAGTAATGACTGCTAGAAAGTTGTCCAGTAGAAGTCGCTGCACCCATTGTATCAATAAAAGCATATGGTCCAGCAGACCCACCAACAGTTGTATTGTAAGTTGCGCCATTTCCTCCAGCACCGCCAGAGCCACCACCACCAACACCATTTTGTCCTACTGCCCCGGCGCCACCACCGCCACCGTTGTAAACGCCACCACCATTATTACCTTGGCCAGCAGTTCCATTACCAACAGTAGAAATACCACCGCCACCACCAGAACCGCCATTGCCTCCTGGCTCCCAGCCAAATGTTGCACCTACTGCTTGTCCATTGCCGCCACCAACTGCTGCAGTTAAAGAACCAAGTTGTGAATTAACGCCATTAGTTGAAGAACGGGAATTGTAAATTGCTCCAACTCCACCTGCGCCTACTGTAGCGGCATATGTTCCAGCCGTCATAGTTTGAGAAGCATAACCGACTAAACCGCCAGCGCCACCACCTGCTGCACCAACACCATTGTTAGCACCACCACCACCACCGCCGGCAACAGTAAGAATATCCATTGTAACTGAGCCGCCAGAAACAACTAAGTTAGAAGTTACAGTAAATGCTCGATAATAATATGTTGCATCTGAATACAAAGTTCCGCCTGTAACAGATGGAGTAAAAGACGGATTGCCTGCCAACATATCACTATATCGAGCAAGGGATTTGAATCCGCCTGCGTTAGACATTTTGAATATTTCGGTCATTAGGCTATTTCTACCCCACTGATGGAGAAGTTAATTGTAGTAGCAGAAGCGCCGCCAGTAATAGTATTTGTGGCTACAAGCACTTGCTTCATAGGAATAACTGTTGTGTCATAAGCGCCAACTGTAACCGTTGTAGCAATGTTAGTTCCTGCTAATCCAAGCGTAAAAGTGCCAGAAGAGGCAGCAGTATTAACTACCATAACCTCAGTCACTACAGTAGTAGTTGCCGATGGAACAGTATACAAAGTAGTTCCAGTGCTTGTTGATGCGGCTCCACGAAAGAGAACCTTTGAAGTTGTAGCCATTAGTTACTACGCTTTCTATTAGTAGGATTGCATTATTTGAGAAACGGTTGCGCTTTGAGCAATAGCATCAGACTGCGCTATGGAATAAGTATTGGAAATATTGAATGATCCGACAGACACAACGGTTGCAATATCTCCAGCAGTAAGCGCTGTTAAACCTGTAATGGTTGTACCAGTTGTTGCTGCATAATCTACACCGCGCTCAAGTAATACACCGTTGATGTACACCATTTCAGCGCCTACTGTATAAGAAAGGCTGACTGTAAAATCATCAGTTCCTGATAAAGATGTTTCTCCACCAGTTGCTGCTTTGCGCCATTGAGTCATAGTCGCAGCGCCAGCTGCTCCCGTAGCACCCGTTGCGCCTGTGTTACCTGTGGCGCCAGTAGAGCCAGCAGATCCTGTTGGACCAGTAGCTCCCGTTGAGCCATTAGTACCAGCGGTTCCTGTTGCACCTGTCGGTCCAGTAGCACCAGTGTTACCCGTTGCTCCCGTAGAACCAGTAGCACCTGTAGCACCAGTTGCACCGTTAGTTCCAGCTGAACCAGTAGGTCCAGTAGCACCCGTACTGCCTGCTCCAGTGGCTCCTGTAGCCCCTGTGGCGCCCGTAGGGCCTGTAACGCCCACATTACCAGCAACGGCGAAAGCCCATGAAGAGAATGTTCCGCTACCGCCTACGGTATCTGCGTTGATAATGAAAGTTCCGCCGCCAACATAACTGACAGGACCTTCAATGTAATTGGCTGGAGTAGTTGGATAAATTGCCCTAACTCGTTGACCAGCAACAAATGCTCCAGAATCAGCGACAAGGGTAAAGGTTTTAATGCCAGTACCGATAGTGACTGACGATGTGGAAGTTATTCCTGAGTAGCCCGTTCCAGTAGCGCCAGTAGAACCAGTGGCTCCTGTGGAGCCTGTGGTACCCGTAGATCCTGTTATTCCTGCAGGCCCTGTTGAACCTGTTTGCCCTTGTGAACCAGTAGGACCAGTAATGCCAGTACTACCAGTGGAACCAGTAGCACCCGTAGAACCTTGTGGACCAACTGCACCTTGCACTCCTTGAATACCTTGTGGACCTACTGGCCCAAGTTCGATAATTTGTGGTTGAACTGAACCAACATTGTAAACGTTGGTGGTGACTGGAATTTCAACAGTCGAAATAGAATTGACGGTAACGGCCATTATTGCACCACGCTAGCGGTTACAACAAATGCTCCTTGCAGGATTTGGTAAACATTACTTGATGGGTCAGTAAGGTTCAAAGCGTAGTTATAGTTACCTGCTGGCAGGTTTGCTGCCGATGTTTGTGTAGCAGTTAAGCCCATGTTAATCTGACCAAGCGCTGCTGAAATTGTAATCTTACCATTAGCTGTAGATAATTCTACAACAAGGTTATTGCTAATATCTCGAACCTGCATATCGGCGCTATAGCCTGTGAGGTTAACAGGAAGGTTGTCTATCTTCCATACGGGAGCAAGCGCAAAGGTAGTACCGTTATAGACGGTGATGTTGTAACGACCTGGATTCACGTCTCTCCCTTAAATAGTTGTGATGTTTGAGCCGTAGCCATTGGCTACAAGAATGTTATATTCATCGGTAGACAGTATGTACTCATGTCCGCCGAGGTAGCAGTAATCTGCACTAAGTGTTTCGTCTACTCCTGGTGTACGGATAGACACTGTGGTTTGTCCATAGACAAGGATCGTGTTAGCACGGGCAATACGGTAGCGCCAAAATAGGCGGCTAAAACCAGCAGGGCCTTCTTCAACCGTTGGTGGTTTGAATTTGTATGCCATGTTTCTCCTTGTTAATGTGGTAGCCCCACCCGAAGATGGGGCTAACACGAATTACCGAACTAGACTAGTTCTGGTGAATTGATGAAGCTGACTCGATACGTACGAGTGAAGCGTCACGATAACGCTGCCATCCGAGTACGCCGTACCATCCGATTGGACGGAAACGCATCAACTTATCAACAACTGGTCCGAAGATAACGTGTGGTTCTTCGGCAACAGCTTCTGCAAGTGCTTGCTTACCAGCAACGAGTGTACGGAATACACGAACGCCGCCTGTTCCGTAGGTCCATGCTGAACCAAATGTACCTGAACCTGTGGTTCCGCCAGTACCGTCAGCAGCTGAGAACATACGTGGAGACTCTACGAACATAGCGCCTTCGTAAGTTCCGATTGTTCCTGGCCAGAATTCAGATGAACCTGTCTCAGAGAACTTATGGTCATCACGCCATCCGCCAGAACCAGTTTCAGCACGAAGATCGTGTGAAACTTCTGGGTGGATACCAACCCAGTAGTACTCGCCTTGACGTGGAACAGCCTTGTTCGCACGGAGCTTAGCAACAGCCAAACGAATATCGCGTGACTTGATGACGTCTGTTCCGAGGATAGACTTTTGAGTTGTACCGTTGGTGTATGTACCAGCGTATGTTGAAACAGCGTTTCCGCCAACTTCAGCAATAGCGTTTGGTCCACCAACAAGTGCGTTAAGTGCAACAGTGTCGAGAGAATCGGCCATGTTGAATGCGATGATGTCAGCGATTGCTGGGTCAACATCTGAGAGTGAGAACAACTCGAGCTTACGGGTAGCAAGTGATGCGTTACCGTATTCATTGAGTGTTACTGTAATAGGAGTTGTGTTACCAAGTGCGACTGCATCTGGGTCAACAGACTCTGATAGTGGGGCTGTAGCAGCTGCTAGATCTGTGTAGATCTGGAATACAACTGATGAACCAGGCATAGCCTGTTGTACTGGCTTCTTGTCTGCAACATCGCGGATAAGAGGAACAGCACGGAGAGCGAATTCAACATAACGATCATAGGCTGTCTGTACGAGTGAGGTACCGAGGGAGCCAGATGTTGTATCTGTATATGCGTTGCTCATGTGTCACCTTCTTTCTATAAGGTTTGTGCGGATGGGGTTGTGTTGCTTAAACTACCCGCGAGTAAAGCGACTACCTGGATTGCCAGTCAATGCGTCTAAGTCATCTTTGCTAAGAGCCTTAGAGTTTAACTTTGCCATTATGTCGGCATCCCGTGTGGGAGTAGTTGCATTTTGAGTGGCAGCGTTGATGCGTTGATACGCAGCACGGTTTGTCTGTTCTTCTTCGCTGATAGGAGCAGCTTCTTCTTGGGTTGTCTTGAAGCCGAATACATCGGCATTCTCGCTTAACCAAGCATCTACCTGCTCAGGCGTTTCAATATCGCCAGGAATAAACTTGGCGATCTTGTCGGATACGCCCTTTGATGCCAATACGTCTTTGACTGAACGACTGCGTAAGTCGGATTGAATCTTGGCTAATTGCTCGGCCAAGTCTTTCTTTTCTTTCTCTGCTCGCTTAAGTGCTTTGCGGAGATTTGCAGGACCGTTAGGATCCACCTGCGCTGGTGTATCTTCTAGGTCTAGGTCGTCATCTTCATCTTCATATTGGTTTGCCATGTGGCACTCCCTTTCGTTAGTTGTGACGCAGGCCGCAAGTCATCCCAGGGGAAGGATGGTTGGCTCCCACTCTCAGTCTTTAATACGCGTCATCCATGCTGATTGGTGGAGACGGAACTTAATTTAGGAAACGCCTTGGGCTGTTCCTATGCCTAGTGATTGGCCTTGCGCACTAGCACCTGCTGAGCCACCAAATTGTGATGTCTCTGCTGTCGCTAACTTCTGACGTGCGGCTGCTGCTTGTACAGCTTCTGGACCATTAAGGGATTCTTGTAAACCTTGTGCGGTGTTGTAGTTAACTCCAAGACCAGCGCCATAGATGTTGGCTAGTGTGCCTGCTTGCTGTCCAAGTTGTTGTGCTTGAGCAAATGCTTGTGCTTGCTTAGCATAGGAAAGCGCACCAGCGCCCATTCCTTGAGCAACTTGTGAAGCACCCATAACATCTTGGATACCAGCATTAGCAGCGGCTGCTGCCGTTGTTCCCTTTTGCGCCATAGCGTTAAGGATTGGCTGTGCTTTTGTAGGATCCATTATAGCAGCAGTAATGCCACCAAGGTTGACTCCGTAATACTGTGACAAAGCATTTGTAATCGTTGGGTCTGCATTCATGGCAACATTCTTGTATGCCTGAACAATATCTCCAACCTCAGCCGCTGACTTGTCATTAGCGATAAATGCCTGAAGGTCTTGTGGCTGGTCATAGAAGCCAGCAGGAAGTCCCATGTTACGCAGGGTATCCTTGATGTTGTTTTCAGCTGTAAGGATTTGACCTTCGGTAAGCATGGATAATCCATTGGCTACACGGGCAGCATTAGTGTTACCAAAGCGAGTTTTATATTCAGGTGTTTGAAGAAGCGCTTGGTAATAGCCACTAGATGTAGTAGGGGCATTTGGTGAAGTAGATAAAGTTAATAAAGTGTCTGCTAAATCGCCTAATCCCTGTGCCTGAAACTGTTGACGGAATTGGTCAAAAGCGCTAGCAGCCTGTGATTGTAAAAATGGATTAGCGTTTGCCTTGGCAATAGCGGCAGCATCAGCAGCAGCCTTTTCATTAGCAGATTGAGTAGCGAGGAATGTACGAGTCTGTGCATTCTCTGCTTTGCTAGCATCAATTTCTGTTTGCATTTGAGAAATTATGTTATCTAGATTGGATTTAACTGGGGCTGATGGCTTGGTAACTGATTTAGCAGCCTGTATATTAAACCCTACATCTTCAGGATTAGTCGCCATGCTATGCGTTTACTCCAAATCGTTGTAGGATGCTAGAAGCAAGGTCTGAATAAGTAGCCCGTGCATTTTGTTTGTATTGCCATGATGGGTCTTGCTTGATTGTTGCCTCAAAGCTGGCAGGATCCATAACAGTCTTGCCATCGCCCTTAAGATACTTTTGTACATATGGGTCATTGACAGTAACGCTATTTGGGTCTTTCTCTAGCAACGCTGCAACTTTGTCAATAGCAGGTTGAGCCACTTGCTTGAGAGTTTGGTTAGCGTTAACCAACTGAGTTTGAAGATGGCCATATTGACCAAGGGCAGCATTCTTAAATGACTGCTCAACATCTTCAATCTTCTTGGTGCCAGCCTCAATCTTGGACAAATCTAAGCGGGCATTAACATTTAATTCTTTTGTTGTAGGGTCAATGACTGGTACGCCATATTCCCCAGCAAGCTGAATATATTTATCTATGTTTGGTTGCTCTGCTTGCTGTGCGCCAGAAGCTACAGCCTTTGCGTAATAATCTGTAAGTTGCTTTTGTAGCCAAACATTTGGGTCAAATCCTGGTGTGCTAACTTGGCTGCTTACTGTTCCGTCTGGGTTAACTGCTGTTGTAGTTACTTCCTGATTGCCAGGCTTCTTAGCCTCGTTAATCATGGCTTGTTGCCATGTAATTGTCTTACCCTTTGAATCCTTGAATGGAGACTGCATATCAATAACAGTCGGCATACGGTTAAAGACTTTTTGGAATGCTTGATAGAAGTAGCCATCAGCAGTCTTGCTGTAGTCAGTTACTCGGCTTGTAGTTGTTGGTGCATTCTGACCAAAGCCAGCAGCGGACAAACTAGAGAGATAATCGTTTGGATCCATTTGGCTCTGTTGTGCGCCAAGAAGAACCTGAATCCACGCATTCTGAATACGGGTTGGATTCTTTTCAGTCTTAGCGATGAGAGCATGGCTGACCAAGTTTTTGCGAATTTGAGCAAGGTTAACTGGCAAACGAGATTGAGATACTAAGTCGCCAATGGCAGTAGGAACTACCTTGCTGCCTACTTTAAGCGGAATAGCGCCTGAAGCGTTAAGGCTTGTACCAGTGTTAGGATCATAGATATTTGTGCCAGTGCCAGTTGTAGCGCTGAATGCACCTGATGGTGCGCCACCGTATCCACCAGCTGAACCAAATCCAGTTGCAGTTGCAGCTGGCTTTAAGTCAGTAGGTAGCAACTTAAGTTTTTGAGCCTGTGCTGCTGGAAGAGTCTGTACAGAATTGTCGCTATAGGTTACATGAATGGTGCCGTCTGCTGGATTAGCAACAGAACTTACTGGTGTAGGAGTAGCCATTTATTAACCTAACTTTGAGAATACGCTTTGGATAACTGGTGCCAAGCGAGGGTCATTTGCGGCAACAGCATCAAGGTGATTTTGCCAGTTTTGATTTTCGTCATTAACTACAGGGCCTTGAATGTTTAGCATCTTGTATTGATTTAAGCGCTGAGCATGTACCGAGTAGTCATTCATCAAGCCGCGCACAAGATTGGCTTGTTCATGGGTTGGGGTATTTGGATTGCTTGGATCCAAAATTTGCTGGAGTTGAGAGTATGCTTTATTGGCATCGTTCTTGCCATTTTGATTAGTGTAAGAATCATACCATATTGGATACAAGTTCTTCATCTTGGTCATAACGGCAGACCAACGTTCATTCTCTTGCTTCTCTGTAAAGGTATCGTAGTTTGCCTTAGCTTGTTGGATAACCTTTGTATGAGTAGCCTTGTCGCCAGCAATCAACGCATCGCCTTCAGCGATATAGAACTGGGTAAGTAGTTGAGCAGGTGTACGGTTTGCACGAAGCCCCATACCGAGAAGTTCGTTGTAAACAGTTCTATCGTTTACTGCCTTTGGATCCTGTGGGATAAGGAAGAATGCACCACGTTCTAGGTTTGATTCTGGGCTAAACCATTGTGGGTTATTCTTGATATAGTCAACTGTGCCTTGAACATATGGATACTTAGCACCTGGGATAAGGTTATCAGTCTTGCTAACTGTATAAGATACAGACTTTGAACCATGCTCGCCAAGGAAGGTAAAAAGGGCATCATTGTAGTTACCCTTTTGCTTGACCAGTTTCCAAAATTCATCACGTAATCCCACATCTTCTTGGGATACTTGTGGGGCTAATGGTGAAAGCAAGCCAAGCATGGACTTAATAATCAAGATGCTTCGAGCATTATCCTTAATGCGATTCACATAGTCTTGAATTTGATTAGGCTCAGCATTGGGTGGTGGTACTTGACCATGGTAATAAGCAGCTGCTAATGCTCCAGAAAGGGCATTGCTGAACTGGTTATTCCAGTCAACTCCGTTAATTCCAGCGGCATCTACTAGGCTCTTCATCCATGCTGCTGGAATCATTGAATCAATAATTCCGCGCTTAAAGGATATATCGCCAATGGTTCCCTTAATCATAGGATTAAGAGATGGGAAAAAGTCTGAAAGTAAGTTACCGCTGACAGAAAGGAATGGCGATACGCCAGGTGTTTGCAGTTCTGGTAGTACGGACTTCAAAGAAGTCATATTACCTTTAACGGTAAGTGGTAATCCAGATACCATAGGAACATTAAACGCTTTTAGTGTACCTTGGACTGCTTCACCGAATGCTCCAGCTCCAGGGATATAAACAAACTTGTTGCCCTGATCATCTGTTTCCATGAAGGATGGGTCTGATAAAGCATGCTCAGATAATTGATAGAAGCGCAATCCCCGTGAAAAAGCAGGTGACATAATGCTTGTGTCTTTAAGTACACGGAAAGCACGTTTTAATGCCTGCTCTTGAGCAAAGTAAAATGGCAAGAAGTTGCGAGAAAGTTGAGCAAACTGGTTGCGTAGCGCAGTGTTGTGAATCTGTGGCAACATAGAATATGATGCTTGTGTCTGAGCAAAGCGCAGAGCTTGGTTTGCTTCCATTGTGCCGTTTTCAATCATAGGCACATACTTGGCATAAGCATCAGCAACGTGCATCAAATACAAAGGCTCACGAGAAAGATTACTAACAATCGGATCCATAACCTTTTTGAAGCCAAGGTTAGCAACTGTAGTAATCAAGTTCTTGCTTGGTATATAAGGCTCAAGCATTGGACCTGATACAGCTGCTGGCATAGACTTAGGCATCTTTTGAGCCATAGCAGCCAACTGGTTAATATCTGTTGGATTACCTTCAGATAAGTTCTTGGCTATGTTCTTAAGAACAGTGCCATCCTTACCGATAAGCATACCTAGTGTGTTATCTACACGGTCAGCAGCAAATGCTCGTGGGTCTTGCTTTACCCAGCGTACAAGAGTCTTTGATTCTGCGTTGTAAGGCTTGTAGTTTCCAGCCAATGTAGCAAGGATGCGGTCATGCTCCTTGTTGATGAGAGACTCACGAAGTTTTTGATACTCCTGATGTTGAGCCATATAGTCAATATGGTCCTCAATTTGGAGTTTGCTTTTTTCGCCAAGTGCGTTGAGGAAGTCTCCAGCAATGTTCTTGTTAACATTCTCATTGGCAGCACGTTGTAGGTTTGTTGCATAACGTGGTACAAAGTGTGGGCTATCTGCTGAGTAGGTTGTATACTCAGGCAAGTCACGGAACATTGGGCTGTTCTTTTGAATCTGATAATAATAGTGAGTCATCTTGCCTGATTGGTAGGCGGTGGATGCTTCTTCACCATGACCAGGCGAAACTGCTTCTGAAATGATATGACCCTTGTTGGCCATAATCAGTTGAGTAGCAAGATCCATTTGCTCAGATGCAGTCATCTTTGCAGCAAACTTAAGTCCAGTAGCCTTTGCTTCTCTGAATGTAGGGAAGCCAGTCTTATCCCAAGCGGTGCTAATACCTTTAGATATTCCTAGTGAGGTAAGAGCAGCAGGCAGGATATGCTTTGCTTCTCCAGAGGTAAGGTCATAATCAGCCTTTGCGGCAGATGCTCCGAGCTTAGCCTTGAATGTATTGACTACGCCATAGCGAGCAAAGGTAGGGATAAGTTCTGCCGCAGCAACACGTAGACCAAATCCTGCTGTAGCAAGAGCTAATGGCTTAAAAATTGTATTGGTATATTTGTCTGCAATAAAGTCATCGGTAGCGCCCATGACTTTCTTTACTCTGCCCAAGTCGCGCACAGCACGTTTCATGGCATAAAAGTCTGGTATGTTAAACATATCGTTAGCGTGATGTGGGTTAATACCATCAACTGCTGTATCGCCAGCCTTTGTTACATATTCTCCCAATGGCTCGCCAGTAGGTTTTGAACCAAAGATTTGTGTGCCAACTAGAGGCTCATCAACCTTATTAGTTTCTTCAAAGGCTTTCTTGACGATAGCATTATCATCAGGCAATCCCATTGCTTTAAGCGATTCAAAGTATGTTTGATTCTTGATAATGCGAGCAGCGTTAATATCGTTAGCCGCTACTGCTTCAGCATACTTGCCAGCCATTTCCTTTGCTGCTGAATCGCCCATACCGAAACGGGCAATACGGTAAATGGTTGTAGCAGAATCTGGAGCATTCCAGCGGAATTGAGATAATGATAGTTTGCCAGTTTCGGCATCTACGCTGTATGGCATATATCCACTAAAGGTTTTATAGACGCCAGAGGTTAACTTATTAACCTTTAGTTGATCCTGAAGTGGCTCAGTAAATTTAGCACGAAGTAATGTGCGCTGTGGAAGCATCGCTTGACCAGCAAGGTTGCCACTCATCTCATCAAAGAAAAGACCAGTCTTGAAGAACTGATGAACTTGGTCAACATCGTTCATTGAACCTAAACGACCCGCAGCGGCTGCGCCTAATTGTGGATATTTAGCAGCAATAATTCCCGATGCCTCAGAACTGCTTTTAGCATTTTTGGCAGTATCTGCAATATCTTCAATGGCACGATTGTAGTTGCGTGATGTGGAGTTAAATATTCCAGATCCATTACGGACTGCATCAATCTGGTCTGCTGTAATAGCCATGCCTGACTGAGATTGCAAAAAGTCTTTAACTCCTGGAATCGCTCTCATCAGAGGATATTTGAGTTGTACTTCTCCAGCCTTATCCAAGGAAAGAAGTCTGCCACCACGCATAGCTTGACCAAAGCGGCCAATAATATTTAATGGGTCAGCTTCAATGTCAGTTCCCATATCTGTAACGCCAGATACGAATGAACCAACAGAGCCAAACAAACCTTTATCGGTAGACTTGAAAGCCTTACCTGCTGCATCTAAACCAACAGCATCTAAAGCAGTACCGATAGCGTTGGAAAAATCACGACCTGCTGAAACTTTATAGTTTGGATCTTCAGATTTTGCGATAGCGCTTTTATAGCCAGGAAAAAGGTTGGCTAATTTGCGTTCCGCTGCCATAGCAATATCTGCTCCGATAGCAGTTCCTGCTGGTCCTGCTAAAGAACCAAGTGCGCCGCCACCAATTACACCTAGTGTCGCAGCAAAGCCTGGAAGAAAACCGTTATCTGTGTATACGGCATGAATAAACTTGTAGTCTTTTTGAATCTCTTGGAGTGGCTTAGCAGCCCAAGACATAGCGGTAGACAAACCGTTACCAACTCTTCCCCAAAAACTTTGGGTATTGTTGGCTGAACCATGCTCCGCAATAGCATCTTGTGCGCCGATAGTATTTACGGCATGGGAAACAACAAGAGATGTGGATTGTGGATCAGATGAATTTGCAACATCAGCAGCTGCGCCAGGGTTGGCTGCAAGTGTTGGTGTTACCCAGTTACTCCAGTTAATACCAGCCAAGTTAGAATGCCTGTCCTATTCTCTCAGCAAGATACCTCATGGTTGGAGAAGCGTCTGGTTGAGATGCCATATTGTTAAAAAGGCTGTAAGCAGTTTGATACTGGCCTTGAACATCGGCATTAGTTTGGATAGGATGTGGCGTTGTTACATGTTCCCAAGGGCGATTAGATATTCCAGTAAGTGAAGGAAGTGGCTCTTGAGGTTCGGGTGTTGGCGCTGGTTGTGATTGTCCAGCCTGTGCGATGTCAGCAGCAGGCATTGGCTTTACATCAGGAGTAGCAGCCATAGGCGCTTGCGCCTGTAGGTTCATCATTTCTGCGCCATCACCATAATTAGGCATGTCAGAGATGTACCGTTGTGCTTGCTTTGATGCAATTCCGCCATCGGTTCGTGTGCTTAATGCACCTGGGAGAGATGGGGTTGTCGCTGGATTAGCTGGTTGACCCATGTTTATTCTCCTTCTTGTAGTGTTTCAATGGTACGGGCTGCATACTCGTGGAATGTTTTTTGGTCATCCACGAAACTTGCGCGTGTATCTAACATATGTGTTAGTACACTAAAGAAATTTGAAAATACGGTAAATATGTCCGATACCGTGTCGGAGAGAAGGGCGAGAACATCCCATACACTAATGTGTACGGGGCTGCGCCCACCCTGCTCATCGTAATTCAATTTGCTACTTCATTGGCTTTCCAGCAGTGGTGCCTACGCCCTTTGTGCCAGATGGTTGTACGCTGTACTTAATTGTTGACTTTCCTGTACCAGCTGGGCCAGACTTAGCTTGGATCTTTGCAGGCTGTACTGGAGCCTTACCATGTCCGCCTTGCATCTTTGGCTTTGGAACGGAACTTGTCATTGATGACTTTGTTGCCATTGTGTATCTCCTATAGGTTGTTGTTTGAACAGCAGTAGTACTAGACCGCTGTTCTCCTGATAACGCCAGCTGAAAGTTCAGGCGCACCAGAAGATGAAAGACCTGCAAGCAGGGTTTGTAATGAAGGACGTCCGCCAGGAGCCATACCCTGTTGGCCAGGTGCTACTCCTTGCATACGACCAGTTGCACTTAGACCTTGAGGTATTTGCCCTTGGCCAGTAGGCTCCCCTGGAGGAACCTGACCTGGGGCTTGTGCCTCACCAGCGGCTGCAACTTCAGGGGAAACTTCTTGTGCTTGCGCTTGTTCAGACTCAAACGCTTCTTCAATAACATCCTCAATGGCTTTGCCAGCTTGACGGCCAGCAATTACTTTAGCCATTGCGGTAAGAATCTTGGAAGGATCTTGTCCTTGTGCAACCATGGCAGGAAGTGCTTGTGCATAACCTGACACTGCTTGAATAAGAGAATCTCTTAATTCTTCAATTTCAACTTTTTGTTCTTCCATGGTGACGTTAATCTCCCATGGCATTTGACGGCGCAAGAAATCTCGTGAGATAAGTTTATCACCACGTGCTTGCAAACCGAATACCAAAGCACGGTTTGGATCAAGTCCAGCCATAAGACCATAAGTGACATCGCACCAGTAGTCGCCTTGAATTGCTTCCTTTGGCTTGTAGGTGATTTCATAAGGAGCGCCAGCGTTAACACCGCGTACTTCCTTTTCAATGTCACCAAAGTACATCTCGTCCATCTTGAAACAGATACGCATAACATGGCGGAATGTTTCAGCAAGAACTGCTTGTGCTGTTTTGACCTGAGTATCAAATCCACCCATAAGGGCTTGTACGCCACGACCAGTAACGATAGAACCTGATTGCTGTCCTAGTCGGCCTTCTGGGTAACGTGAGCCTGTGCGAAGTTCTTGGTCAAGTTGTTGTGACTCTTGGAAAATTCCGTTAGGAATGTCTAGACCAACACGGCGAATCTTTTCAGGGTTGGCAGAGCGAATAGTCGCATCTGGACCAATCTCAAGAACGTTTACATCAGAAGGCAAAGCAAATGGTGCTTGTACTGACTTCTGCGCTGCTTCAAGTTGAAGGGTGGCGAATCTTGCACGGGCAACTTGTACCCACATGATGTCATCAAATTGTCCACGTTGGTTTTCATCGGAGTCAACGCCAGGACGGATAGCAATAACGATAGGCAATTCACCGAGCTTGTTCTTAGCACGGCTAAGGACTAGGTTCATGCGCTCTGGGATAAAGAGTGTTAGTTCTTCTTTGTCCTGATAGCGAAATACCTCAAGCATACGCTCTGAGTTACGGTTCTCGTACTTGCCACGAATCTCTGATTCATGCTCAGGGAAGTCGTTGCATAGTTCGCGTACTGTCTTTTGATAACGCTTGGTATAGGAAAGCAATTTGCCGAAACGGTCATACTCTGGGTATGCACCGATTGGGCTGTCAATGCGAATCATCGGGCGATTGTTTTCGTAGTCTGGCTCTACGATAAAAGCCAGCATTCCAAAGGTGATGTAGCGATCTGCACCTGAGTACATCAAAGTCTGAAGGTTGCAAGAGTCACGATAGCCAGCGGCAATCATGCTACGAATATCAGCACGTTTTCTAGCACGATCTGAAGTGCTGTTGGTTGTCATGCAGGAGAAGGTAGGAAGTGGGGCAATTACTTCAGATACATCACGAGCTGCAACGTCAATGAAGTTGGCAACCATTGGCTTAGGAAATTCATCGGGGAACATTCCTGGGAATACTTGCTGGATGTCGCCTTGGCGAATAGCCATAAGGTCAGACCAACGAGAGTCGCGTGTATGGTACTTATCACGCAGTTTGCGGACTTTAACCGCTAACTGGTCAATATCTTGTGCCATAGAATGTGCCTCCATTGGCTGCTAGTTTTTCTTGCATCTTTGCGTATTCTTCGAGGTTGACTACTTTGCGACTTGCGATCTGGTTGCGTGTGGCAAATGGATTCTTGACGAATGAGCCACCGTAGGCACCTGACTGATTGAGATAGTCACGCATCTGCGTCTCTGCGAACCAAAGAGCCATTGGACCATCTTGCTTATTCTTCGTTCCAGCTGACCAAGTAATCAACTGCTCAATAAGCGCCTTGATATGTTCGTTGTCGGCCCGTGGCAATTCCAGTAGGTTGTTCTTCATAAATTTGCCTTGGTTGTCAATCGAGCCGAACAATCCCGCCATTGACGCTACACCGAATTCAGCGTCCATCTTATTTGCACCCGTGTAGTGTTGAACGAGTCGGATACCTCGAGAAGCGAGGTGGCGGTTAATCTCTTCATCTTGCGTAAGGAATAACTGGAAAGCGTTCTTCTCAATTACCCATACCTTTGGACTGTATCGTTCTGTCCAGTTCTTAATCAAATCTCTAATCTGCTGTGGCGTAGGCGCTGGCATTCTCGATGCTTCGAGAAGGTAGCGCTTGCCTGAAGTTCTATCTCCTGCCATGACGACAGAGAAGGTATCTCCCGACATCGCTGGATCCATAGAGCAAACAATGTATTGGTCTTTCAAGTCTGCTGGATAGCCAGGTGAGCCTGGCATCAGTGGACCGAAAGGGCGATAGCCATTGACTGAACCGCGTACACACTCAGGGCTGAAGATTGCCGTTGACTCGACATCTTGCTGCTGGTAAACCATAGCCCAAGTCTTTGGGTCAATTAAGCCTCTGCGCTTGCGAAGATGCTCACCCGACCAGCGTGGGTATAAACCGTTTTTATCAGGGAGCGTATCGTCAGCATCCCATGGGCGGTCTGACTTTGGCCAAAGCGTTACCCAATCCTTTGGGTCATCCTTGAATTCAAGAACGGCTGGCATTGCGAGGTATGTCCATGGGCTTGCGCCATCTGGGTATCTCTCAGGGTTACGCATCTCTCGGTATAAATCCATTGGGTCTACACGAGTACCGACAACAAGAATCTTTCCCGTTGGACCGACACGAGTCAAGACTTCCTGCTGAATCCAACGCAACTGCTTCTCATACTCTCCAGCGTTAGCGAGAGTCACGCAGTCATCCAAAATGATAAGGTCGGCACGGGCGCCGTAAATCTGGCCGCCGATACCTAGTGCTTGTACCGTTGGGTCTTTTTCACCCGAGTCGCGCTCAAGGTAGATGGCGTCTGCTGTCCACTTATCTGCGGTGGCTTTGAAGCCTTCCACTGGTGCGTAGCGCCTTTGAAGTTCTGCCCATTGAGGCGAGGTCAAGCGTTGCTTGATCGCATAAAGAAACTCTTTCGCCATACCTTGAGTCTTAGAGACTAGCTTGATACGGACGTTAGGATTTGTGACAATGCGATAGGTAACATAGTCAATCGAGACGGTCATGGACTTGGCATGCTCAGGAGGCATGTTGACCAAGACGTAATTCTTAAAGCCCTTTTCATAGGTCATGTTGCCGTGTAGCCAGGCTGGCTCACCTTCTTCAAGAAGGGAGGTGACGTTTCGTTGATGGTCGAAAGTCATCGAGTTAAGGTACTTGCTTCTAAAGTCCTCAAAGCTGATATTGGCATCATCGTCTGAGACAACGCCTTTTCGTTTCTGTAGAACGCGAAGAAGGTCAATAGCCTCTTTGAACTGTGGATCAGAGGAGCGATAGTACTCGTAAGACTTGACAGATTTGCCTACGGCGCGGCATGCGTCCTCGACTGTCACGCCTTCTTCTATCAGCGCGAGAAGGCGCTTCTTGGCATCGGGCGCGGAAAGCGTAGCCCCTGGGGCTAGCTTGTACGCGTTGCTTTTTGCCATTGTATTTAATCCTTTGATGGAGCTGCCTATGGGCAACCTTTGGGTTATTTATGGGGGCGCCTTAAGCGCCAAATCTTTTACTCCCTATGGGGAAGCCTACAAGGCTTACGGCTTCCAACCCTGATCGTCAGCCCCAAAGGCTGACTTTATACCGTAGTTCGTCTCAACGGCTACGTTCGCTTGAGGCTCACTCTGCCGTGAGCCGAACGGGTAGACCCGTTTTATTTTATCCCCTATATATACTAAGGTGGTGGATTTAGGCTTTATCCCGCCCTAAGCCCTGTGATTTACACCACATCATCTAAAGTCAGTATTCTACGCCTACTTTAGCGTAAAAATAATTTAGACCTGTGGTTTAATAATCTCAGTATTTGAGATAAATTTAGCTGGGCGCCGATCTATATTTAGAAAAAATATTTGGGTTGATAGTCACCCGTCCCACGCCCGTATATTAAAACCCTAGGGGTTGATTAACCCGTCCGAATAGCCGTGCGGGAAATACTTATCTCCCACCCGTAGAAGTAACACTTTATTTTTTGGCGTGATAGCCGTTTAATATCCATGTATAGCGCCCTAATAAATAGATATACGGCGGGAATTGGGGAGAAGCGGAGAGTTATGATGGAAAGCACGGGGGACAGTACCTACCCGCCTAACCGCATGAGTTACCGCCTAACCTGCCTACTTTCCCCCGATCCATAACGGGGCAGCCCTAGCCCGTGGGCAGCTGCCTAGACTTAACATAATCCGCGGCATGGGAGAGTAATTAGGTTATGGATACTAACTACTCTCTTTATTACCGCCTCTCCCCCGCCTCTCGCCACGCTATCGGTGTATGGGTGTTTTGGCATATTGCCGCCCATAGAGAAGATATGCCGCGGCAGCTCTTAGAGGCGTGGAGATACCTGCCCTACCGATAACCCGCGACACGGGCAGAAATTAACCCGCGACACGGCTTGACTTATGCTCTAGCAGGGGCGAGAATAGCCGCATGAATAGCGGAATCCCTAGCGCGTCCGCGCTTGCCGCTGCTCATAATCTCATGGAAGGGATTACTATCATGGATCTATTTCTAGTCCGTTTATTTAATGGCAAGTCATGGCACACTATCCGCAGCTACGCAATAGAGAGCGAGGCGGAATCTTTCGCTGCCGGCCTGTCGGCAGAGTGGGATATTAAGCGCGTTTCATTAGATCAAGCTCTCGCGTTAGAGAATAACTAATGAGCGGGCTAGAGCAAATTAACGGCTTACGCGAGGGCGATGTATGCCTAATTAAAGGAGATACGCCCTTTAAGGGCTTGCGCTGTACGATCCTTAAAATCTACACCGCCCAATTTATCAACATGAAAGCGCCTAAAATTTACGCGCAAGTAGTATTTCAGGCGGGCAATTCCCGCGATTTTCAGATTACTAAACTAGCTAAGGAGAATAACTAATGAGTACTATCACTAATCCACGCATGGCAGCTAATAAAATCCAATTTAATTGTGAGTGTAACGGCTGCCGCAATTACTCACGCCGCCCCGCTGAAATATGGCATGAGAGCCAGATAGCTAGTAAAACTAATGGATATTATTTCTCACGCGAAACCATGCGCCTATTTTCTAGCCGCATAGTAGATTTTAAGCGGATCGAAAGTAACCTACGCGAGGATTTAGACGGCTTAGCCGTCATTGTAAGCTCTCGCTATGACACGGACAATTCTACCCGCTATTATGAAATTTTAACTATATGCGCCTATGGCGATGTAACGCGCCCGTATACCAATATAGACGGCGATCCTATCGTTAAGCATGATTCCTTAAAGTCAGCTCGCGCCGCGTATTACTTGCTAGGCGCTCTCTACCCCTGCTCGTGCCACGGCTGCCAATTAGACAAGGCAGGGCGCTAATATGAGCCTAACCCTAGAATCAGCACGCGAGCTATATAACGCAACATACCTAGACGATAATGGACGCTATTACGCGAAACTATTAGGGCAGCGTAAATATGGCTATAACACGCATATGGGCAGCCTTTATGTCTGTTTTACCTGCGGGTACTTATGCCAATGCGGAGAGGAATAAGCGCCATGTATAACGCCTATCTCACTTTCATGCTCTTAATCGGCAGCTGTTACGCCGTAGGCGCGGCGATCTGGCTATTAGATCGCGCTCTATCTTTCCATGAGCGAGGCATGGAGAGAGTGAGAAATTATGAGCAGAGAAAGGCGGTGATTAAGTGAGCATAAACATCAAAGTGCCAGAGCAGCCGTCTAAGGCGCAGATCTTAGCTATATTAGACGCATACCTTGACGGCTTAGATCGTGGATATATCCTAAGCATGGATACCGCGCCAGAATCTAGCCCCCGCGCTTAATTGTCGCCTGCTGCTCACGGCTAGCCCGTGAGTGGTGGGAGATACTTAATCGTTAAGTATTCTCTACTCTGGAAGGGTAAAATATGTCTATATTAACCGAAACTAAGCAGGAAACTCTCACGCTGTCCGCGCACACTTTCGCGGATCTAATTACGGGCGCGGCAATAGCTTGCGCAAGTGGGAAGGACGCGCCTTACCTATTCTCTGCCGTGTACTTACGGGCGGAAGGCGGCGAGCTAGTGGCAGCCGCCACGGATCGTTATCGCCTTATGGAAGGTAAAACTAAGCTAGACGCGGGGAATTTAACGCTCTGCGCCGTATCGCTTGCCGATATTAAGCGGATCACGGCACTCATTAAGCCGCATACGGCTAAGAATAACCCTATGAAAGAGCCAGAGATAACCCTCTCGCGTGTAGGCGATGTATTAGGGCTATATGTCGGCGGCGATAGTATAAGCGTTACCGCCAGAGAGGAAAGATTCACGGATTACTCTCGCGTATTAAGCGAGGAATTCTCTCCCGTGCCTAGCGTGGCTCTTAATATGGAATTGTTAGGCACTTTCGCGAAAGTGCCGCACGATAATAAAGCTCCCACGATTCTAGGATTCACGGGGGAAAGTAAAGCCGTACAGATCCGCTTAGCTCACGCCGCTATTGTCTGGCGCGGGGCGATTATGCCCATGCGCACGGCATAACCCGCGGACGATAGATAACCCGCCGCGTGTTAGGCAGCGGGTTATCTCCTATCCTACCGCGCTTATTCGACACGATCCGCGCTAAGTAAGACAAGGCTAGGCAGGTACGGGCTAGCTTACGGAGACGAGACAAGAGCGAGCCAGGAGCGCCGATAAAATTAAATAGAAGTGAGGCAAGAATAGGCAGAAATAAATCCACTAAATACTTGACTTAGGCATAGGGCTAGGCATATCCTTATTCCTAAGCCGCTATTTAGCGGACATTAGACGAAATACTCTCGGAAGGGGTAAATAATAAATGGAAACTAAACTAAGCAAAGTAGAGCAAGTCATCGCGGCGGCTCCTGAGCGTTTCGCGGATATATCATCACTCTATGAATGGAGCCTAAACTACGAGGCAGGAAAAAAACCTTATTCTATATTCCTCGATCTGATTGGCTACTCTCATGAGCAACTAGGCGTGGCATTATTTAGTGGAGATTTTAATCAAGTGCTAGGTTATTTAGAATTGGACTACTTAGCAGACGCGCTTAAAGTAATCGCTAACTATGGAGAGGAAGCCTACCTATATGCTTCCGCATTAGTAGAAGCAGGAGATGAATAAACCATGAGCCGCTACGATATTAACCATAATTGCGCCACTTGCGGGCAATATGTCTATGACCAGCACAAGAAAAGCTGCCCCGATTATGTCGAGGAAAAGCTCTCAGACTTTCACAAGCGTATCCAAGCAGCTATCTGCGGGGATTGCCTCGCGCCTATGGAAACCAACCACCCATGCCTGACGGCATACTAAAAGAAGGGCAAGAAATGACTACTACCCAACAGCAATTAAACGACCTTACTTACACGATAGGCGAGAGTTTACGCGAGGCATGGCTCTCGGGCTATAACTCTGCCGCTGGTGATACCTCACGCCAGATCATAGAAGCGTTAGAGAAGCGCAAGGAATACGCTAGCGAGCAGATCGAACCAGGATTAGAAGCAGCTATCGCCATCATTAAGGAGCTAGGGCTATGACTCTATTACTCTTTATCATTGGCGCAGCCATGCTTGGTGCTGGATTAGACTTATTGTTTAGTAAGTGGGAGCGATGAGCCTAAGCCCTGACGACCAAGCCGCCTGCAACGACCCAGCACTTGACGCTAATTGGTGGTTTCCCGAGCCTGAGAGCGCAGGTCGAACGAAAGGTAGCCCAGCGGATAAGCTGGTCATACTCAACTCGGTAGAAGCCATGGAAATATGTAGCACCTGCCCATTATTTACCAACGGCAAGTGCTTGGAATATGCCATGAGCGACACCACTACGATAGACTATGGAATCTATGCTGGCACTCTACCCATGGAAAGAAGGGCAGCAGTCGGATCATTTTCTGAAACTGCTGGCGTCATATATCAGCGCAGAATCCGTAAAGCCGCTACCGCACACGGCTTAATCCCGCCTCTTATCCCCCGCAGAGAAAGGCCGAAGCCATCTTACCTCGACTATTTTCTACACGCGTTAAACCAGTAATCTATTCTCTGCTTCTCCTCATACCAGCAGGGATAGTAATACCCCTTACCTGCCAACCTCAAACCGATTTAAGCCATGTCCGAACGCAAGTCTGGACTAAGACTGAGGTGAGAGCGCTGGCAAAAGTGTGGTGGGGGCTGCCTAAAGCCCAATGGATTTGCCTGGATAAGCTGAACCTTAAAGAGAGCCGCTGGGATTACCAAGCCCACGGAAGTAAGACAAGGCTAGGCAGGGCATACGGCATAGGTCAGGCATTACCCGCCAAGAAAATGCGCATAGCTGGGAAGGATTACATGACCAACCCAGTAACCCAGATCATGTGGCAAAAAATATATATCGAGCGAAGGTATAACGGCAACCCTTGCTATGCTTGGAAGCATGAACGCCATCATAACTGGTACTAGGAAGGAAAGAATATGAAAGAACTACCTACAATTTATTTTCATGTATTAGCCAAGGACAAGGCTAAGATTATGGAGTATTGGTTAGAGCAGAACTTGGACTTGATTGACTATCCCAAGGATCGAATTCACCTGCGCTTTAGAACTAACGACAACAACGACAACACCGCCAGCATTATTCACCAATGGGTAGCCTCGCAAGAGAACGACCCTGATGGGTGGCAATGGGGCAGCATTACAGTAGACGATGAGGATCTGGATGCAAGCATTAAGCAGTATGGCGTACATGAGTGGAATCCAAATCGCTTTAAGCTACTCGGTGCGCTACGCGAGAACGGCATTAACGAAGCTATCTATGAAGGGCAAGACTTCTACTTTGTCTGCGATGTGGACAACTTCCTGCTACCGCACACCCTCAAGACGCTAGTCGGATACAACCTGCCTGTGGTAGCACCCTTGCTACGCTATGCCGTAACCGAGGATGAACGCCAACACTTGCCGTACTCTAACTATCATTTCCTGGTAAACGACAACGGCTATTTCCTAGATGAGATTAACTACTATCGTGTACTCAACGGCGAGATTAAGGGTTTGATTAAGTGTGATGTAGTCCACTGTACTTACCTGATCCGCAATGACATACTGCCCCGTGTTACCTATGTAGATGGGTCAGACAACTATGAGTATGTAATCTTTTCTGATGAGCTACGCCGCTTGGGTATCCCGCAGTACTTGGATAACCAAGAAGTCTACGGATATTTGACGCTCACTGAGAACCTACCCGCCGTTCAGCACTGGATGGGGGTGTTACGAGATGTCCGCAAAGCCAACCGAATTAAAAAAACTGATAGCCCTGCTTGATTCAGAAGCACCCGATGTGGAAACGCTAGCCAAGGAACTGTTCTTATTGGTAGAGGACTTGCTTAATCAACGCCAAAGGTATGTAGTCTTTGCCGTACACCCAAGCCTTAACATCGTTCAGGCAGTCGGCCCATACAATACCCAAGAGCAGGCACGAAAAGATTATGTGAAAAGGATCGGCGCGTATGACAACAATTCATTTGCCAGGCTAGCACTTTTACGCTATCCTGATTCCATAGTCGCAGACTAGAAGTGATGTGGTATCCGTTCTGCCACATCTAGCCAGCTCGCATTACCCTTCCAGTGCTTGAGCAGGCAAAGAATAAGACCCGTTAGGATAAATCTCCTAGCGGGTCTTTTCTGTTTGCTCGCTTCCCCTTCGAGCAACTCTATGCCTAGTTGATGACGGGGCTAGGCTCATCCGATTATCGTCAAAGCTGCGCGGTATGTTCCTTACCAGCAACTAGACAATGCTATCGCTTGGGGTTGTCCGTTGTATAGAATCCTGTGCCGTTAAAGACAATAGAAGGTGCGCTCCATCGGCGCTGGAATTGGTTATGGCACTGCGAGCAGATGTATGTTTCCTCTGCGTCATTCATGCTGCGCTCTATCTCACGGACATCACCGCAACCTGGGCATTCGTATTCATACTTAGGCATTAGTATCTCCCTTACAATTCTTAACGCAGACCCAACGCAATTCATAGTACGACTTGTCCTCGAGCTTGCGTATCTCACGCCGACATAACGGACTGTGCCTGATTTCCTCGCTCACATTTCCACCTCACTTTGGAATGGTGATTGCCCACCTAGATGTTGGTTAAGTCTACGCAATGCCCCGTCCACCTTGCGGTGAGCCGTGGTATCACTGACGCCGAGAGTGTCGGCTATCTCTGAAAAGGTAAGCTGCTCAAAGAACTTCATCTGAAGTACAAGTCTATCCTGCGGATCTATCTTGATTAAAGCACGGCGAATATCAAAGAGTTGGATGACATAGTTGCCACCTTCAGCGGGGTTGCCACCACCTGATACCTTGGGCTTGGTAGCGTCAGTAGTATTGACGACATCCTCCCACACAAAAGGCAGCATCTCAGACAAGGTAATAGGGTCGTAGTACTGCTCATCGCGCAACTCATAGCCGAGCTTCTGCGCCTTAAGACGGCGACAATACTTGTCTGCTTGACGGGTCAGTGTCTTGCCAAGTTGGCGTACACCACCCTTGTAGTCCTCTGGTGTCTGCTCGGGGCTAAGCCACTGCTTGACCTTATCCTCACGCCGCCAGATCCATGTCAGTAATTCTTGACGCACATCAGATACATCAAAGTAAGTTTGGTATTTGCGGTGGACAATACGAGCCACCTGTGAGGCGACATCGGTTGCTTCATCTA